CGCCAATGCTTGCAAACTGCATAGACACCGCAGAGAAGCATGAGCCTGTGGCGTGGCTTGAGCCTGAGTGGGGTGAGCCTGTAATTGAGATTGAATTTTTAGATTGGGTACATCCAAAACTAGGTGTTATGCCTGTTGAAGTTGAAGGTAAAAAGCCTTTGATTCTTAGAGCCAAACTCAAGGAGAAGAACACATGACATACGCAGCAATCATTTCAGTCCAACTTGCTTTTATCAGCATACAGTTGTGGCTCATTCAGAGGGCGCTAAACCGATGAAAAATAAACCTAAGTACTGGCCCGGAACAAACATTTTGAAGTCAGAAAACAATGACTTCAACTGGCGCAAACGCGTTTCGATTGTGGCTAAAGCAATAGTTGAGTACCAAACCAAATCCCGTTCGGGGACAAGGGGCGGCGAAAACACCGTTAATAAACACCATGAAATCATAGGAGTACTACTAAGATGAAACAGCTCACTAAACAACAGATGGACATTCTGTCCATCCTTGCATCGTCACCGAGGAAACTACACTACTTCACGCACGACAAGGACACCCCCATTTTTAAGCTAACGCTGACCAAGCTGGTTCACAACGGCTATGTCTATGAAGATGGTGACAATTACCATATCTCTACGAAGGGGCGGCAGGTGTTTGATGCTCCCGGTGTAGCAAAGACTGAGTTGGTTAACGACTGGCGTAAAGGTGTTTACAGGACGGGGGATGGTGATCTGATCACCGAGAAGCGTCCCGGTTCAATGGATGCGTATTCACTACCAAGCCGAGGGTTTTGATGAGCGCACAACTGAAATGCCCTGAGTGCGGGGCTTGGACTGATGTACTTGAAACCCGATACATGAAAGACAACGCCGTATATAGAAGGAGGGAGTGTGCAAACAATCACCGATTCACAACCCACGAAAAAGTCATCACGCAAAAAGAAAGCCACGCCCGTAAACTGGGACAAGTGGAATCCCTTTCAGCGAGCAACTGGCACGGCCCTGAAGCAGCTTAATAAGCGGCAGAGGAAGCAGCATCACTTTGACGGAGAGGAGGCGTTGTTGTGACACCCGAAGTAAAAGTTAAGAAGCACATCAAGAAGTTGCTTGCCGAAGCAGGCGCTTACTACGCTATGCCAATAGGGTCAGGGTACGGCAACGCGGGAGTACCCGACTTTTTAATCTGCCATAGGGGGCGGTTCATTGCGGTCGAGGCTAAAGCAGGTAACAATAAGCCAACGGCGCTACAAGAAAGCCATATGGAAAACATACGCAACAAGGGCGGCATCGCCCTTGTCATCAACGAAACAAACTACCACGAACTAATGGAGGTACTAGCATGTTAAAACATGAACTTAGAAGCGAGCTTGAGAAAGAAATTGAACGCCGTGTGGCGGCTATGTCTGAGGACGAGCGCGATCACTTGCGCACGGTCTTGTACGAGTTTGTGCTTTGCTACGATACTGCCGGGGATGACTGTGCCGTTGTGTTATTCGGTACTAAGGACAAGCTGGACAACGTCATCACGATGAACTGTAGCGGCATGAGTGCGGCAAACATTATGAATGAGGCATATGATTTTTTCGGTTACCTAAACACAGAGGGGGCACCGCCAAAACAAATGTTTAATTAAACCTATAAGGAGAAAGCATGACAAAACCATACGACCAGATAATTACTGTTGATTTTGAGACACGTTGGGATAAGAAGGACTACACGCTATCTAAACTAACCACTGAGGAGTACATCCGTGACAAACGCTTCAAGGCTTTCGGCGCATGCTTCCACATATACGGCAGCAAAGACCCTGTTGAGTGGGTCGGACATGACAGCCTCAAAGGCTACATCTCAAAAATCGACTGGAGCAAAACCGCAGTCCTCGCGCACAACGCCCAGTTTGACGTCTCCATCCTCTGCTGGCGGTACGGCGTTAAGCCCGCCTTTATCTTCGACTCGCTGTCAATGGCTAGAGCTTTACGTGGCGTGGAGGTCGGCAATTCCCTCGCTAAACTCGCAGATGCTTTTGGTCTTCCCGCAAAAGGGCAAGCCGTACATTCAACAGATGGACTCTATGAGTTGGATGCGCAGATCGAGGCCGAGCTTGCAGATTACTGCCGACACGATGTCTTCCTATGTGAAAACGTATTCACTAGATTGGCCAGAGGATACCCCAGCTCAGAGCTAAGACTGATCGACATGACGCTGAAGATGTACACGCAGGCTTGCCTCAGGCTAGACAAGCCGATGCTGATTGCGGCGTTGACCGAAGAGGGCAGAAAGCGCGAGGCGCTGCTGAACAAGCTAGGGATAGAGGAAGCGGAGTTGGCATCGAACCCGAAGTTTGCCGAGCTACTCAAGAGCATGGGCGTGGAGCCGCCGATAAAGATAAGCAAAACCACGGGGAAGCCATCGCTTGCGCTGGCTAAGAATGACGCGCTGTTTCAGGCGCTGATGAACGGTGACAACGAGGAGGTGTCCCTGCTGTGTGAGGCAAGGCTCAAGGTCAAGTCAACAACAGAACGCACAAGGGCGCAGAGGTTCCTTGATATATCCCAGCGAGGGCCGCTACCTGTGCCGCTCAGTTATTACGGTGCCAAGTCCGGGCGTTGGACAGCGGCTAAGGGGTCGGCTATCAACATGCAGAACCTCAAGCGCGGGTCGTTCTTACGCAAGGCGATCATGGCCCCGGAGGGGCATCAGTTAGTGGTGGGCGACCTGTCCCAGATCGAGCCGCGTGTGCTGGCATGGTTCGCTGACTACGAAGACTTGATGGACATCTTCAGGTCAGGGGCAGACGCATACGCAGCGTTTGGCGCACAGATGTTCCACATCCCCGGCATGACCAAGGATAGCCACCCCATAGAGAGGCAGTCAGCAAAATCCGCCCTTCTCGGTGCCGGATATGGGTTGGGCTGGGCATCGTTTGCTGGGCAGTTGCTGGTTGGGTTTTTGGGTGCGCCGCCCCTGCGTTACACAAAGGCAGAGGCTAAGAAGCTAGGCGTAACGCAGGACTACCTTGAGCGGTTTATGGACTGGGAAGACAACCTAGCCCGGATGAAAGCCATCCCCCATACCTGTACGGAGCAGGAGTTGCTAATACATTGCTGCGCAGCCAAGAAAATTATTGACATTTACAGGGCTACGTCACACCCCGTTGTCAGCTTCTGGGATATGTGCGGCAGGGCGCTTGAAAAATCACTTGCTGGCGGCGAGGAGTTGGTGTATAAATGCATTACCTTCAGGAAAGAAGAGATCGTCCTACCCAACGGTATGTCGATCCGCTATCCCAATCTGCGCAAGACTAAGGAAGGGTGGGTTTACGGCAACGAAGGCGAGACGCCAGTCAAGCTATACGCCGGAAAGATCACCAACAACATAGTCCAAGGTACTGCCCGGATCGTGATGACTGATGGCATGTTGAGAGTTGCTAAGCGTTATTTTGTGGCGGGAACCGTCCACGATGAGTTGATTGCAGTCGTCCCTGACGACGAAGTTGAAGATGCAAAGAAGTGGATATGGGAACAGATGGTTATTGAACCGAGTTATTTAAAAGGTGTGCCCCTTAACTCTGAAGTGGGTGCTCACCTTCGTTATGGTTTGGCTAAAAACTGAAAGGAGAAAGTAAATGAAAACACTAAAACTGCCTAGAAAGATACGGGTTGGCACCCGATGGTACAGCGTGGACGTGGTCGAGTCCATGAAAAACAAAAGCGAAATGGGGCGTGTCTACTACGACAAACAGAAGATCGAGCTGGCTACACGAACGCACCACGGTGTGCCGTTCAGACTGTCGGCACTGGAGGAAACCTTCTGGCACGAGTTGACCCACGCCATTCTGCACAGTATGGGTGAGCATGATTTGAACGATAGAGAATCGTTTGTGGAAGCGTTCAGTTGCCGCTTGGCATCAGCAATACGCACAGCGAGGTTTTGATGTCCGCTATTAAATGGTCGCACAGTTCCCTCAAGGATTACGAGGGATGCCCCCGCCGGTATCACGAAGTCAAGGTGCTGAAGAACTACCCGTTCAAAGACACCGACGCTACGATCTACGGCAAGGAGTTGCATGAAGCTGCCGAGTTATACATCCGGGATGACAAGCCGCTGCCTAGTCAGTTTGACTTCATCAAGGACACGCTCGATGCGCTAAAGGCAAAGCCCGGACGCAAGCTGTGTGAGCATGAGATGGGCGTTACCAAAGACCTCAAGCCGTGCGGGTTCAGTGACGCAGACGTATGGGTGCGCGGTATTGCTGACCTGTTGATTATCGACGACGAGAATCTGACCGCTCGTGTAGTTGACTACAAGTCTGGCAATAACAGGTACCCGGATCGGGATCAACTAAAGCTGATGGCGCTAATGGTGTTCGCACACTTCCCACATATCAGGCGGGTGTCAGGTGCGCTGTTGTTCGTGGTCAAGAATGACATAGCCAAAGCCAGCTACATGGTGGGCGAGGCCGAAGACTATTGGTGGGACTATCGTGAGCGTGTTGCTAGGATTGAACAAGCCCACGCAACCGGGGTATGGAACCCAAGATCGACACCGCTATGCGGCTGGTGTCCTGTTAAAACCTGTGAGTACAACACGAAGAGGAACTAAAAATGGCTACTAGAAATTGGAAACATGAGTACCAGCTTCAGAAGAAGCGTGGTGAAGACAAAGATCAGATCGAGCGCCAACGCGCACGGCGTTCATATGACAAGCAGGGTATTGACCGTGCGGGTAAGGACATCGACCACGTTGTGCCGATGCGCAAAGGCGGCAAGTCAACGCCGGGTAACACACGCTTGCGCGCTCGTTCAGCTAACAGAGGAGACAACAAATGAGCCTTGAAGACTGGCTGACAAAGCCGCTAAGCAACTGGAACACCGTTGACAGGGACTACACACCACCGCAAAATGTTTTGTTCTTGCGCAGGTTTTCTTTGGCGCGTGCTGGTGACAAGATCACAATCATTGCTGAAGATGGCGAAGGCGGGGTGTTTGACCTAGCTGAGTTTGAAGAAACTGTACGCAAGTTCTTCATAGAGAAATTCTAATAACAGGAGAAAGCAATTGGAAATCATTGACAACAAAGCCGTAGTGCTACGCACACGAAACCCGCACAAGTACAGCGTAATCCCCAAGCACAAGGTGCTGGATAAAGAAGGCGACACATACAAGATCGCCGTGTACTTCGGGCTGGATGAGATGCGCGTGTTGCGCAATCTAGGCGTAAAGGATGCGCCGTCACCGATACAACATCGGTACAACTGGCCCGGACGGTACAAGCCTATGGAGCACCAGACGGACACCGCATCGTTCCTTACGATGAACAAGAAAGCCTTTGTCTTCAACGACCCCGGTACTGGCAAAACCCTGTCAGCGCTATGGGCGGCTGACTATCTGATGAGCCAAGGGATTATCCGGCGTGTGCTTGTGCTGTGTCCATTGTCGATTATGCAGTCTGCATGGATGAGCGATCTCAACAACTCAATCATTCATCGTTCAGCCATCGTAGCGCACCACACACAAGCCGCCAAACGCATCGAGATGATTCAGTCGGACTACGAGTTTGTCATTTGCAACTATGAAGGACTCAACCTGATTGCCGACGAGATAAACAATGATGGGCGCTTTGACCTTGTTATCGTGGACGAGGCAAACGCATACAAGACAGTAACAACTAAACGGTGGAAGACGCTCAAGTCGATTATCAAGCCAGAGACGTACCTGTGGATGATGACCGGGACACCAGCATCACAGTCGCCAGCAGATGCGTATGGGCTTGCAAAGCTGGTCAACCCTGCGGGTGTGCCCAAATTCTTCACGTCGTGGCGTGAGCAGGTCATGTATAAGATGACCATGTTTAAGTGGGCACCGAAGGCAGATGCCAAGGGGCAGGTGTTCAACGCGCTGCAACCAGCAATCCGGTATACCAAAGAACAGTGTTTGGACTTGCCCCCGGTAATGACGCTGACACGCGAAGTGCCGCTGACCCCACAGCAGAACAAGTACTACAACCTGCTCAAAGAACGGATGCTGATCAACGCGGCTGGGGAAACCATTACCGCTGTCAATGCCGCTGCTGGGTTGAGTAAGCTGTTGCAGATCAGTTGTGGCGCTGCCTACACCGACGACAAGGAGGTTGTCGAATTCGATGCTGCCCCCCGTTTGGGGGTGTTGGAAGAGATTCTGGAAGAGACTGAGCGCAAGGTCATTATCTTTGCCATGTTCCGCTCCAGCATTGACGCTATCCATGCCCACTTGATCAAGCGGGGGTTTACTTCCGAGGTTATCCACGGCGGAGTAAGCGCTGGCAAACGTAGCGACATCATTCAACGATTCCAAACACAACCGAATCCCCGTCTACTCGTGATGCAACCGCAAGCCACGGCACACGGGATTACCCTAACTGCCGCCGATACCGTTGTCTTCTATGGCCCACTAATGTCTGTAGAGCAATATGTACAGGCAATCGCCCGCGCTGACCGTAAGGGGCAGAACAGCGATAAGGTGACGGTTGTCCATATACAGAGTTCCCCGGTGGAGCGCAAGATGTTTAGAGCGCTGGAAGCCAAGGTCACTGACAATGACCTGCTGACAGCCATGTTTGAGGCTGAAATAAATTCTTGAAAGGAGGTATTGCGTTGAGTCTGTTTTTGTGTAGAATGTCTAACTCTTGACAACTAAATAAGGAGAAAGCCAATGTCAGATGAAGAAGTACCGCTTGACCGACTGATAGCTATTCACGGTAGAATCAAGACGCGCATAAGCGAGCTTGATGCCGAGGTTGCTAAGCTGGAAGAGCAACGCACAGAAGTGCGGTTAGCAATCAAGGATCGGATGAAGTCTTTAGGGCTGACTTCGATCAACACTTCCCTAGGGCGTGTGTCGATGACGTACAAGACGCGATACAGCACCGATGACTGGGACTCGTTCAGGAAATTTATTCTTGAGCACCAAGTACCTGAGTTGTTGGAGCAACGTATCAGTCAAGGAAACATTGCCACATTCCTTGAGGAAAATCCGGGCATAGTGCCCCCCGGTCTGAATTCATTTTCAGACTTTGAACTTCGTGTAACACCTGTAAGAAAGTAACGCACCATGAGTAACATAACGCTTTTTTCGTCTTCTAATGTCCCTGCATTTGCTCGTAATAACGAGTTGTCTGACACAGCCAAAGCCCTGACGGGTGGCGGTATTGGTCAATCCGTCAAGCGCATCTCTATCAAGGGCGGCGTGTTTCGTCTTGTAGCTGGTGGTAAAGAGATCGCCGCGATTGACGAGCGTCATCTTGATGTGATCATTGTTAAAGCTGCGCCCAAAGTCAGCCGTATCTATTACGAAGGTGCGTATGATCCTGAGCGCATCAGCGGCCCTGACTGCTGGAGCAATGACGGTGAGAAACCAGACGCTAGCATCAAGGAACCGCAGAGCAATGCCTGCGCTAGCTGCCCACAGAACGCGGCGGGATCAGGCAACGGTAACAGCCGCGCTTGTCGCTTCCAACAGCGGTTGGCTGTGGTGCTGACAAACAATCCTGAAGGTGATGTGCTGCAACTGACGTTGCCAGCAACGAGCATATTCGGCAAGGAAGATGGCGACAAACGCCCATTACAGGCGTACGCTAGGTTCTTGGCGGCACAGACCCCACCAGTTAACCCGGAGCAGGTTGTAACGCAGATGCGTTTCGATACCAAGGCTGAGTCTCCCAAGCTGTTCTTCAAGCCTATGCGCTGGTTGACTGACGAAGAGTATGCAATTGCCACGCAACAAGGTAATACCGACGATGCCAAACGCGCTGTGACCATGACCGTGGCGCAGATGGATGTTGTCAGAGCTATAGCTGAACCGATGGCAATCCCCGGTAAGCCTACGCAAGCCGCGCCGAAGGTCGATACTGAAGCCGATGA